GGACATTTAATAATGTTTAATCACCGCGCTGTCTATCCGGCCAATGCAACTGGCTGGCATATTGAAGCGAGAACGTGGACGCTTCGCCGTGTCTATTGGAACCGCTGGCTTGGTCGGTGGTTTCACTTCCGCACCTTTGGGGGTTACGCCACCAAGGAAGAAGCCCTCCAAGCAATTAAGGAGATTAAGAATGCTTCCAAGTGACAAGCCTGCCCGCGTTGCCTTCTCCGTTGAACAGAAGCCAATTGCTGCCTTCTCCCTGCAAGAGTTGCTAGTTGCAGCGAAAGACAAGCTGGCTATGTGTGATGGCATCAACCTTGTCTCCAACGATTTGCTCTCCGCAGTGGGAACGCTGTGTGAAGAACACCTTTACAACCGCCTTGACACAAGGGTCGATCATGGCTAAAACTCTGGCTGAGAAAATTGCTGTCATGCAGGCAGCAGAACGTGGTGAGAAGATTGAGGTGAGGCACCTTGATGGTAAGCTCTGGACGAAAGCACTCCAACCAAATTTTAATTGGGAAGAGCTTGACTATCGTGTCGCACCACGCACCATGGAAGTTATGGTTGTGTCATGGAAAGAGGAACCAGAAAAGCATTTCCCCATGCTGCGCTGTGTTTATGACAACCACTATGCCCCGGAACGCCTCACCCTCCACGCCAAGGCAACCCTCACCTATTAAGGAAATAAAATGTTCGATATTACCAAACCATTTGTGTTTATTTCCTTCAGTGGAAAAGAATACCCTGCCCGTGTTTTGGGCAAAGTAGAGGGCCGTAAATATCCCATCATCATTGCATACCACGACGGTGAACAGGAATGCGCTGCCTGTTATTTTGATGACACTGGTGCTGAGGCTGGAGGCAATATTCGCCTGAAAAACCTCCCTGTTGTCGAGGAAACGTGGCAGAATATTTACCCGGTGCGCTGCACCACGGGAAGTGAATACAAAACAGAAGAGCTTGCGCTTAGCCAAAGAGACAAGAGTGAGGCTGGCTTCCGTGTCTACACCAGAAAAGAAGATGGTGTGGTTGTGAAGCGTGAAATTGTGGACTCTTGGGAATAAGGGTCGATCATCGGTCTGTCGTATAATGGAAAATACTGCGGCTTTCTATTCCGCTAATGGGGGTTCGATTCCCTCCAGACCGGCCAACCGCCTTTGATTACAAAGGCACATTAATAGGAATAAATATGAAACACGTTCATGCAGAAGTTATTAAGGCTTGGGCAGATGGTGCTCAAATTCAATACAAATACCGAGGAAACTGGATAGACATTGCACATGGAGGTTCATCCCCGTGCTGGACGACAACCAGCGAGTATCGGGTGAAACCTGAGCCCAGCCTCACCATCCCCTATCGCCGATATATTTGGAAACTGGAGGACAACTATAGGGTTGCCCTTTGTACAAATATTGCATTAATCAACCCAACACAAAAAGATAAGAGTTTCATCCGTTGGATTGATGACACTTGGGTAACTCACGAGGTTTAATATGAATAATTTGTCTTGGTTTCTATATCTGGCTGAGGTGTTGAACAGCTTGGGCGTGGCGGCCATATTCATGGGATTTTTAATCTCATCATTTGGCACATTGGGTGCAGTGTTTGTCTATCAAGATACTAGTGGTCGAACAAAGTGGCCCCTCTACCTCACCCTCACTCTCGGGCCGTTGCTGATATTTTTCTCAACCCTTCTTCCCTCAAAAAGTACGATGTATGCCATTGCTGCATCAGAGCTTGGTGAGCAGGCAATGGAAAGCAGGATGGGTAACAAGGCCATGCAAGCCATTGAAGCGTGGATTGACAGTCAACTACCCAAGCCAAATAAATAAGCATATAACGGAGAGCATTCTGTGCTCTCCCTTCTATGTTTAAAGAAACATTCGTTTCCACATAGTGATTAAGGAAAATAAATGACTGCTAAGGTCAAATGCAAATGTGTTCCCACTCGTAGTGGTGACGCTGCGTCTTTCCAAGATAAGACGTATGGAGAAGGTGTTCGTGTTGCTGTGCCCAAACTGAAGCACAATGGGGTGAGCATCCCTGTGTCTTGTACTGTGTGTGGTGCGATTCACCAAGTTCCTCTCTCACAAAATAAGTAAATTATGCGAGTTATTCGACACATTAATGGGATGTTCGATGTATATTCTGGTGAGGGATGGGACAACCACACCCGCATTCAGGTCGATCATGCATTCCGCACCAATGGCATTCTTTGGCACGTTGACGGCATTCGTCTGACGGCTGAACAAGTGACTGCCATTCGCAACAACATTGTTCTTTCTCAACACTACCAAACCATCGAGGCATAATATGTCCTTCAAGCCGTTTTTTATTCACATTAATCGTTCTGCTCACTGGAACGGCCCGTGGCACCCTCGCAAAGACCCGCGAGGCCACACGCTCTACATCACCCCTGTTGATGGTGACGAGTCCAAGTGTGTCTTGCGCATTGCAACGTGCTCCAAGAACGATCAATTCTGTCGTGCCACTGGCCGCACTGTGGCCCAAGCATCCGAGCCCCATGTGTTGCTGAAGCGAGACATTCTCTACTTCCTGAAGCAGCAAGATGTTTGGGGTGGTCCGCAAGATATTAATATTCTGAAGGGCTTTCTGTAATGCTTGCATTTAAGATTGTTAATACACCAGTGCCGGTGTATGCCCTCACCACTGCAAGCGGGCCTCGCCCCCGGCCTGTTGACAACATCGGCATTAGTTGCCACACCACAGCAGATGGTTTGAAGGCAGCCATTGAGGCAGCACAATTTAAGGTGGGTCAGTTTCTCACCTATAAGGGTAACAATCCTGCATCATTGCCAGAACATCTGACGTATGTGGCAGGTTTTCAGGACGATCATAAAGCCCTGACGATTGACCATCTCAACCAGCCCAAGATTTTCTTGGTGGTGGCCCTCAACTCAACGAAACCATTGGAGTATTTCTACCCAAGATACGACAGTCATGTAAACTTCACTGCTCTCACCGAGCAGCAACAGGCAGAGGCCGATTCAAATGTTCAGCTACAGGCTAACCTCGCAGAAGCAATCCGACTCCTCAAAGAGTCAGCGTGAGCAAATCTTTGAACGACAAATGCTCACCTTCCGGGGCAATGCTGGTCGGCGAGTAAGGTTGAAAGGAAGCAACAAATTCGGAACAATTGTTGACATAGTTACTGAGTTTTCTGAAGTTGTGATGTGGAATGGTAACAGCCCACAATTCATCTATGTTGACTTTGGTGATGGTAAATTGTCGGCATGTGCCGCTAAACAAATTAAGGTGATTAAATGAACCGCTTTGGACTTGCTCTCTACCGTGAGAACAACCTCAATGAGTATGCCACTCGGCGTGCTTACGGCCAGATGAACGGCCAAACAGGGGAAACACGCCCCCCTGAAGTGTTCTTCTGTCATGATGCTGGTCAACAAATGGTGTTGGCAGTTGAGTTGGCAGAAAGAAACCCCGGAGTGCTTGTCATTCCCTTTGAAGTGACCACTGGCTACAAGACACAGCCCGGTCCCGCAGCCCAATTCTCAATCTCTACCAAAGGTATTCTCCCAGTATGAAACTCTATTCCGCCCTTTACAATGACCACTACCCTCTGAGTTTGTGGTTCCGCGATGCTCAACAAGTTGTTGTCTCTGAGCCTGAGGAACTTGATGCCCCCGGTATCCTCATTCTCCATGGCGGGGCTGACATTTCCCCCTCGCTGTACAATCGTGCAGTGAGTAAGGAAACCCATGCCGGCCCACAACCAAGCCGCCGTGACGAGCTTGAATGGGCTTTGTTGCAAGAAGCAATTAAGAAGAATATTACCGTCTTTGGTATTTGTCGTGGCGCTCAGATGTTGTGTGCTGCTGCTGGCGGCTACCTCATTCAAGACGTTACTGACCACCTTGGTCATCATGACATTAAAACAGCCGACGGTAAGGTTGTCAAGGTCAATTCCATCCACCACCAGATGATGGCTCCTTGGGAGGTCGATCATAAGTTGCTGGCTTGGAGCAAGGCACGGCGCAGCCGCCATTACATTGACGAGCACCGCTCTGTTGAGGTTCCTTGTGAGCCTGAGGCAGTGTTCTACCCCAAGATTAAGGGCTTCGCCATCCAATGGCATCCTGAAGGTATGGATGCTAACAGTCCTGCAAGCAAGTGGGTCCACCAACAACTTCTTTCTGTTCTGGAGAAAGCATGATTCCGGCAATTGGCATACACTCAACCTACGCTACCCATGCCGACATTGGATATGTCGGTGTGTGCTGCGGTGCGTATGTGTTCAACGAGGATGATTTCATCAAATACTTGGCTGGTATTGGTTACTGTGTGACCAAGCGAGCCGAACAATTTGATATCTTCAACCGAGAGGATTACAACTATGTTGTTGTTCCCCTGAACGACGGTTGGTTTATTCATATTAAGGAGCTTCACACCCGAGAAACCACACAAAAAATCCACCCTGACAGGTATTCTCTTGGGCTGGTGAAGTATACGGACCATCCGGCTGGAATCAAGCAGCTTCGGATGGAAGCCATCCCCAACTTCTCAGTACAAACCACCAAGGAAGCCATTGGCTCTGGTAAGTTTTGTGTTGCCAACTGGTCGAAAGGCAACAGCACATACCCCATTGACACCTTCCGCTCCCTTGGTGAAGTGGTGTACGAGAGCCCTGAGTGGGTGTGGAACCACAACTATCTGTCTGAAGGCTACACCCCCCGTCTGAAAACCGCAATTATTAAGGTAAATTAAATGAGCAAGCTTACCCTTGGCTGTGACCCTGAACTGTTTCTTGTTGACGCTGCAAACAACCTCACCAGTTGTATCGGCCTAATTGGTGGAACCAAAGAGGTTCCCCTCGGCCTGCCTCTTGGTGATGGCTACGCTGTGCAAGAGGACAATGTGGCTGTGGAATTCAACATTCCCCCTGCATCCTCTGCCGCAGAGTTCTCCAAGTACATCCGCGACACGGTTGCGTTCCTTGAAGGCCATACCAAAGAAAAGTATGGACTGGCCTTCTCTCGACTTTCTGCTGCATGTTTCCCTCCTGACCAACTCACTCACCCTGCTGCACTTGAGTTTGGCTGCGACCCGGACTTCAATGCATGGACTGGCCGTGCCAATCCCCGTCCCAAGGCCACTGACGCTACGCTACGTTCCTGCGGCGGCCACGTTCACATTGGCTACAAGTTTGCAGAGCCTGAAGATAAGATTGAGGTGGTGAAGCTGTGTGATTTGTTCCTCGGCGTCCCTTCCATCTTGGTCGATCATGAGGGTGGTTTGCGCCGCCAACTGTATGGCAAGGCCGGTGCCTACCGCACCAAGGCATATGGTGTGGAATACCGCACCCTATCCAATTTTTGGGTGATTAACAACCTGCATGAGTGGGTTTGGGCCAACACCCAACGTGCTGTGGAAAGCCTTGGCACCATTGATGCCAATGATGTGCGTGATGATGTGCTGCTGGCAATTAATAGCAGTAATATTGACGCTGCGCAGCGTCTTGTCTCCCGTTTCAACATCCAAATGCCATGATTGATTCACCTACCAGAGAAAATTTGCGAGACTTTCGCCAGCGTTATGAGGGCTCTTTCGGTTGGCTGGAGCGCGATGATGGCTCCAAACAACTTGTTATTGTTTCATCGGTTGGCGACAGGGGTGTTAAGTTCAAGTTGTCCGACAAGGATGATATGGGTTACACTGCTTTCGTAGACGGTGGTAGTCGTTTTCACTTCACGCAAGTTCCACGGGGCTGGTTCAATCGGCCTGATGGAGTTGCTTTCTTCCTCACCAGAAACCCACAACGTCAGTGGTCACGAGGCATTACACCAGCTAACACCACCAAGTTTGTGCTTGCAAGTAGGCTGTTGAATGACCACCTTACGTTTGCTGATGTTGAGGCGTGCTTTAACCCTCGATATGTTTTCAGTGATTATGAGAATGGGGTGGGTGCTCTTTCACGGATGTTCGCTATGAACAAAACTCATGTTTACCTATATAATCGGATTATTGGAACGCGCAAAGGCCGTGTTCTGGAAGTGGAGGAGATGTTTAGTCAGGAACTCCAAGATACGGTTTCTCGCAACACTTTTGAATTTGAGGTTAGACGTGTTTAATACCATTTTTGAACTGAAAGCACCTGCTGTATTCAAGGCCAAGAATGCTAAGGACTTCCCTGTGGGGCCTGATGCTGCCCTGCTGTATGGCGTTGAGTTGGAGATTGAGAACATCTCCTTCAGCAAGGAAGATGCCTGTGTCCCCGGTATTATGTGGCATGAGGATGGCTCCCTCAGAAACAACGGGTGTGAGTATGTCACCAAGCCAATGGACTATCAATCCCTTGGTTCTGTGCTCACCAACTTTTTTAATACGAATAAGTTCACTGCCAACAATTACAGTGAGCGTTGCAGCGTCCATGTGCATTGCAACATCGGTGACATGCCGCTGGATCAAATTCAAACCCTGCTCATTGTCTATTCTGTGTTTGAGCGTGTTCTCTTTGAGTGGATTGGTGACGAGAGAAAGAACAACATCTTCTGTGTTCCTCTCTATGAAACCAACCTGACTCAGAAGCTGTTCAGTGGTGGCAGCATGAACCATGAGATTACGAAGCTTCGTAATTGGCAGAAGTATACGGCTCTGAATATGCTCCCCATGTTCACCCAAAGCACTGTGGAATTCCGCCACATGGCTGGTGAGCATGATGTAACCCGCATCATGACTTGGTGTGCCCTCCTTGGGCAGATGTTCAAGTATGCGAAAACTGTCCCTCAACAAGACGTTCTCGATCGCATTGTGATGCTGAACAATAACAGCCTATATGGTGTGTTCTTGCAGGAAGTGTTTGGCTCCTACTCTCTGCTGTTGCAAGCCTGCCCCAATTTCAGGCAAGCCCTTGAAGAAGGGGTTGTTGATGCCAAGTTTATGATTACCAAGGAAGCTTTGGCTAAGAATCCCAAGGTCGAAGCTAAGAAGCCTGTTGAGACAATGCCACCGGAGTTGATCCAACAGTTTGCTGGCTTCAATGGGTTTTTTGATAGACGACCTGATGGAGAGGCTCGCATAGAAGAACCAGTGAACTACGAAGCAATTCGTGCTATGCTGAATGCAAACGAGGCCTTGGGCACGGGTGTTGCGCAACAACGTATGGAGAATGCGCAGGTGCGTATGCGGAATGCCAGACCTGCTCAAGCACCTCGCCCGAACAATGTGTTTATTGATGAACCCGGCAACGGTGGTTTTTAATAGGAATAAATATGTGTGGACTTGTAGGAATTATCACTGCGTATAAAAATGGTTTCTCTTCTGATGAAACTGGCGCCCTCAATGACCTGTTGTATATGGATGCTTTGCGTGGTGTGGACGCCACTGGCATCATGTACGGTGACAGCCGCAACAACATTCAGGTGTACAAGGAAGCCACTGAAGCTGCTGTGTTCATGAAGACCAAGGAATGGGAGAATGCTAAGATGGACATTCTTCGCAATGGTCGGTGGGCTTTTGGTCACAATCGGGCTGCAACTCGCGGCTCCAAGACTGACAAGAATGCTCACCCATTCCCTGTTGACGACAAAATCATTCTGATGCAGAATGGCACCTATCGTGGTAGTCACACCCATCACAAGGACACTGAGGTTGATACTGAGGCATGTGCCCATGTCATCTCAGAAGCCGGTGATAACATGGCTGACTGGGAGCGTAAGGATGTTGAGAATGCTCTTAAGAAGATTAATGCAGCATATGCGTTCATCTGGTGGAACAATGACACCAAGTGCATCAACATCATTCGTAACAGCGAGCGGCCTCTGTGGTTTGCCACCACTGAACAAGGCTCTATGTTCTTTGCATCCGAGGGCAACATGCTGTGGGCCGCTGCAATGCGTAACAGCATTAAGTTTGACAAGGATGGTGTGCGGATGCTGTTGCCTGAAACCCTGCTCACCTACGACTTCTCTAATTCATCTGTGAAGTTTACGGAAACCATCACTAAACTGGACTGCTCTTTTCGTAGCACCTACACTGCGTCTGTGTATGACCCCTCTGTTTGGAGAGCAAAGAAGCAAGAGTGGACCCCCAAGCCCGAGAAAGAACGAACCACCGCCCTCGAATGGGTTGTTCAATTGGGCGACGCAGTGGCTGTCCCGAAAGAAAGTGTTACCTTGAACCAACAGCGTGCTTACATGGCTGCAAACAAGGATATTGTGTACACCATCTTTGGTCAGGACTATCAGCCTGTTTACCCACACGATACTAATAATAACACTTGGTATGTTTTTGGAACCATTGTTTCCGATGACATGATGAACGGTACTGTTGTGTTTTGGACCATTGAGTGTAACACCACCATGGAGGCATTGGCTTACACCACCAGCAACTCATTCTCCGCGAAGCTCGATTACCTTATCCAGCGTGGACACCCGGATAATACTAAAAACACTTGGTACTCCTGCTGCACTGTCAAAGATTTGCAAGTAGTAGAACAACTGGTAAATTAATATGATTTATATTTCTGTCAATCCTGTGGGTAGTAAGTTTGCTAAAGCTATCCAAACTGCAATTGCTGCAACTGGGGCTCGTTGTCTGCGTTGCTCCACCCGTAAGGGGGACGATCATAAGCGGCGGGGTCGTAAGGTGTTTGACGTTGTTCGTCAACCCCTGAATAAGGTTGAGCAGTTTGCTCGATTTGCACAGCATAATGTCTCTGCTCCCAAGTATGCTCTCAATGCTGCTGATGCACGAGCCTTGGGTGCTAAAACTCTCTTTGCTCGCACCTTGATTAATTCCACTAATGGCCGTGGAATTGTTGAGTTTGATGCAAGCATTGAGCAATACCCCCGTGCTCCCTTGTACACGGAATACATTCCCAAGAAGAATGAATATCGTGTTCATGTGATGAATGGTAAGGTTATTGACGTACAACAAAAGCGCAAGCGCCGTGGCTTTGAAGGCGAGAGAGACACCCGTGTTAGAAATGTTCAAAACGGTTACGTATACACTCGCAACGATTTGCATATTCCCGCTGATTTGGGCGATTTGGCTGTGCGTGCTGTTGCTGCTGTTGGCTACTCGTATGGTGCTGTCGATGTTATCTACAATGAGAAACGCAATTGTCTCTATGTTCTTGAAGTGAACAGCCGTCCAGGTTTGTCAGGCACCACTCCTAGTTTTTATGCAGAGGAAATTGCAAAATGATTCTTAATGGGTATCCACTTTATAAAGGCTATCAGTTTTCGGGATGCTGTGGTAGCAGTTGGCTTGGTGACACTAAGAAAATTACCATTAGTCAGGGCATTGCTATGGCTAAGGGACATGTTGGTAAAGAGGGTGTTATGAAGGTGACAACCCGAAAGCACATCACCTGTAAGGCCGGTGAATTCACTGTGGGGGTGAGACATGTCTGGTAATCTTGTTTCTCTTAGAGTTGCTGATGTTATTCGTGTGACATGGAGAGAACCCCCTGCGCTGCGTACAACCAACCTCAACAACAATGACACCTTTGTCCTCATTTTTAGTATAGGCCAGCATGAGTGGTTGTCTCTGTTGGAGGCCGATCGAAGAATTAAGATTGTTTATAAGGCTCCCTTGGCTGTGAATAGAAACCCCTATCACGGAGAATTTCCTAGAAACAAATTGGTGGTATTTGAATATGATGCATAATACGAATAGAAATGGTGCTGGCTCAGTTAAGCCAGAGGCAAATGCTTTTGATAGATACCCATATATGAAACACTCTACAGCAGATAAGACATTGGCTGATTACATTGGACGGCTTGATTCTGATAGGAAATTTCCAGGAAAGTTGACGTTTGATGAATGGTATGCCTCAGTTGAGCCTGAGACATATGATAAAACTGAGTATGCTTGTATGAAGATGGCTTGGAACGCAGCAAAGGAGAATGTATGACCAACCTCACATACAACAGACTACAAAGGCAAATCTCTCGATTGCAAAAACAAGTTAACGATTTGAAAGCTTCACGAACACATTACTATGTAGAGATGCATAAAGTAAAACAGAAGGTAGTCTGCTCAAACCCATTTAAGGAACTTAAATGATTCCTGAAGGTACAGAATATGTGTGGACTCCTGCTGTTGAAACCCCTCGTGTAGGGTTTGTCCAGCGGCGAGCATTTTATAAGATTTACAAGAATGTTTGGTTGTCGTGGGCACCATTTACAGAGGAATGGGTGGTTAGTAACAATCCACAAAGTTGGTTTGATACTGAAGTGGATTTGGGCTATCTTGTTGATGTGAAAACCTTTCTCGATCCAAGTTTTATTTCTATTAAGGAGCGTGTGTAATGATTTGGTATGAATTCGCTGAAGATAATGGTGATGGCTCTTTCTCTAAGCTTCGGTTTAAGACCAAGGAAGAAGCTGAGAAGGCTCTGAAGTGGCTAGAAAACAATACCTATTTCACCTCTGATGGTGGCGGTGTTGACCAGATTGACACCAGCAGTAAATGGTTCTTTGATTCTTTTGATAATATTGTTAAGGAGCGTGGAGAATGAGTGGGTATGCAACTGTTGCTAGCGTTGTAGCTGGCTATAAGGCTGGACAAATTAGTGAGCGTGTTGCAACTCGTTTGTTGCGTGAGCTAGGATGTGATAGAGAACTCACTGCTCTGCTTGGCCTTGGTGCTGGTATTGTCGGAGGTATTGTCTTTGGCGACATTATTGGTGATGCTGTTGGGGGCATCCTTGACGATTTGTTTTGACATTTTTCTTTATTTGTGGTATAATTATAAGAAATAACCACGAGGAGAGTTCAAGATGAGTAATAAAGAAGCACAAAGACAATGGAGAGAACGTAACAAAGAAAAAATAAAAGAATACTCTTTAAAGTATAGAGCAGAAAATAAAGAAAAGATAGCTTTAGTTAAGAAAAAATATGATAAAGAGTATAATGTAGCAAACAGAGAAAAGAAAAGAGTCTATATAGCTGGCTGGCAAAGAGAAAATCCTGAAAAATATCTACTTTGTCTAGCAAAAACAAGAGCTAAGAAAGAAAATCTAGATTTTAATTTAGAAGTTAATGATATTGTTATACCAACACACTGCCCACTATTGAATATCCCGATTGAATGTAATCGTGGTTTAAATAGGCGTAAAAACAGTTTGTCAATTGATAGAATTGATAACTCTATTGGGTATATTAAGGGAAATGTTTGGGTAATCTCTTGGCAGGCAAATGTCATGAAACACACAGCCTCTAAAGAAGATTTAATTGTCTTTTCTAAAAATATTCTGGAGAAATTTAATGCGATGTGATTGCTGCAATAAAAAACTAAGCCCGTATGAAAGCACCCTGCGTCATGCAGAAAGTCGTGCTTTCCTTGATACCTGCCTCTCTTGTCTTGATGGGCTAGGCATCCCCTATGTGGGTCGATCAGACCTCTCTAAAACTATTGACGATGATGGGACCGATGAAGAATGTGGCTTGTCCTCGTTGCCGTGAGCGTGGCCGTGATAGCCGGGGCGACAATTTGGTGGTTTGGCCTGATGGCGGCTCTCACTGCTTTTCTTGTGGCTTTCATATTCATCCGCCTTTTCGTGGCCCTAATGTTGTAATTAAGGAAAATAATGTCAAAGAAAACCTGCTTCCTCCTGACTTCACCAGAGAAGTGCCTCTCCATGCCTGGAAGTGGTTGCTCCAGTACGGGCTGTCCCCAAGTTACTGGCAAGAACACATCGGCTATTCTCCAAAAGAAGAACGACTCATATTCCTCATTGGAAGTGTCGGAGCTGTGGCCTTTTCCATCGGCCGATTCGTTGGAACGGGCGAAAGTAGAAAATGGTTTGTCAGGGGTGAGAGTCATCGACACGCCCATCCAATTGGACGAGGGGACGTAACAGTTTTAGTGGAAGACATTGTTTCTGCTCATAAAGTGGGACAGGTTACAGAGTGTCTTCCCCTCTTTGGAACTGTGGTGCATCCTGCCCATCTCTACTACCTCACAGACGGGTCTAAACGGCCCGTGGTGCTGTGGTTGGACAAGGACCAAGAGGGCACCACCATGAAGAAGGCTATGAGGCTAGAAATGCTTTTAAATCGGCCTGTCACCATTGTTCATACAGAAGCTGATCCAAAGGAGCTTTCTGTTAATGCTATTAAAGAAATATTGGATAAGTATGCACAATAGAAAAGAGTTCATAATCTATCCCCCAAACTATAAGCCGGGAGATGGGTTTAAGGTGCGTAAATCAAAACGACAAGCGTGGAAAGTAGCTGTTAAAATGGGTGTTGGGGCATCAGTTGATGTTTGTACCCAATCCCATGAGGCTCCCCGGACATTCTGGAAAGCATGTGGAAGTAGTCCTCTCTGGACTGTAAAAAGAAAAATGTAAATGTTTAACAAGTTTTGGGAATGGATGAACACTGTTCAAACTTATGATGGTTGGACCCCACTACAAGCCTTGGTTTTTATGATTATTATTTCTCCTTTTCTTTACATTATTTGGTTGGTAGCATGAGTGATATTGAATTTTCCCTAAAGAAACTTGCTGGTGTTAGTTGTCATGAAGTAAATTTGTCAGATCATCCAGAGGCATGGGCAATTGTGGAGCAACTAGCTGAGGACATTGCTGCCGCTGAAAGAGAGCGGTGTGCTAAGATGATCGAAACCCGTCCCACTAATGGAGACTATGGTATGGAAAGCTGGTTTAAACTTCTTGCTAGAGAAATTAGGTATACCCCATGACTGATAAAGAACTTTTGGAACTGGCGGCAAAAGCTGCGGGGCTGGGGCTGGAATGGGAAACCACCAGCTTCACCATCGAAGAAGGTGTGACGGATTCTGTGGAGATTCCATACGCCACAAGCAACAGCCCTGATGAGGCTCCGTCGTACTGGGATCCATTGGAGGACGATGGAGAGGCATTCCGGCTGTCTGTGAAGTTGGAGATGTGTGTAGGGGTTGCTCCGCATCCGATGGCCCTTGACAAAATTTCCTTGGCAATGGCTCCGGGCGGCATAGAGGAATCTTGCAAGCACAACGGCGACCCGCTGGCAGCAACCCGACGCGCGATTGTTTGCGCTGCCGCTGCCATTGGGAAGGGGGCGCAGCCATGATAAAACTTACAAAACGCCCCAAAACTTGGGACATAAGAAAAGAACGAAAGTTCGCTTTTCTTCCAGTTAGAATTAAAAAAGTAGAGCCAAACGGAGACATTTATGATGGGGTCGTTTGGTTGCAATTTTACTATCAAATTGCAGAATACTTCGGAGGTTTTTGGAGGCTGGTTCATAATGAACTACCTTAAATATCTAGGGGTAATTTTAATGTTGGTTGGCACCAACTTGTTTACCTACTCTCAATCACAGAAAGCAGGGTTTGTCAAGGGCATTGATTTCCTGTTTGATGCCTGTTACAATGTTGGTGAAGGCCACATCATTGACGAACCAACAGGACGTTTGTTGTACTGTCGCAACGATGGAGTGCTAACACCTGACCAAAAAGGTCAACTACCTCTTGACAAGGATAAGCAGCATTGGTACAATAATGCTTAAGAAAGAAAGGAAGTGATGTTTATACCTGAACTATCTCTTATTAAACTTCTATTAAATAAATACACATATAATAAATATATTAAAGTAGTAGATATTAAGAGTATTAAAAATACCTATCCTGAACTAGGATATTTATATGAAACTCTAAATAAATTACATACTTCTACTGAAGGAGATTTCTCTCTATCTGATTTACAACTGTTCTTCTATAAGGTTTATCCTGATGTAGATAAAACTCCTTACAATGCTCTATTTGATAGGTTGTATGAGGACAACACTAATGCTGCTGTAGTAGAGCAGGTGCTAGAGGAAATGCTTCTACGAAAGCGCACCATGGAACTCTCTGAGCTAGCGTTTGCTGTTGCCTCTGGTAAGGGCGATGCTAGTAAGATTGATGAGTGGTATTCCTTTAAGGAAAAGAAAGCTCTATCATCCCTTAGGCGTGTCTCTGACAGCCTTGGAGAGCTTCTCGATGCTGCATATAAGGAACAGGGGCTACGCTGGAGATTGCAGGCCCTAAACACCAGCTTAGGCAGTTTACGTGAGGGTGATTTTGGTTTCATCTTCGCTAGACCAGAGACAGGTAAAACCACCTTCCTAGCCTCTGAAATTGCTTTCTTCCTTACACAAGCACAACGTCCTATCCTTTGGTTTAATTTTAGACCAGTTTAAATCGCGTGAATTCGGTGAAACTCCTTATAGGACAATACCGAGCCAAGTACAAATAATCCCTACCACCATATAGGAGTAAGTTTTATGTTTAAAACAATTGAGCATTATCCAAATTACGAAGTCAGCACGTCTGGAATTATTCGTAATAAAACCACTGGAAACAATATAAAGTGGATTAATAATGGTAAAGGATATTTTACTGTTAAACTCTACAATAGTAATACTCCAAAAGGTAGGCTTTGTCTAGTGCATCGCCTTGTGTTAAGCACACATGATGACAACGCACAGAGTAATTTGGATGTGAACCACATTGATGGTAACAAAGGCAACAACCATCTCAATAATCTACAGTGGGTCACTAAGTCTGAGAATACTAGACATGCTCATTTAACTGGATTGTTTAAAAACAGGCTTACTATAGATCAGGTTAAAGAGATTAAACATCTTATTAACCAAGGTGCTATAACGTTTACAGAAATTGCTAATTTGTTTGGGGTCAAACACGTTACAGTCTGGAAAATTTCTAAAGGCATTCTTTATGATTATGTGTGAAGGTGTAACGACTAATTGTACAGCCAAGTGGCTGGAAGCGCGCGACACACAAGAAGTGTGATGAGATAGTCTGTTCTATATGGTAACATATAGCTGGATTAAATATCCGGGGTGAGATTAACGAAACCACCTGAACAAAAAGTAACAACGAAGAGGATGGTGATAAAGTGATGATTCGTGTATACCAAGCTTACTTTGGTATCACAATTGACCAGCTTGATTCCAACCGTGGTAAGTATGAAGAAGTGTTCCGTCACAAGACACGAGGAATGCTTCAGATGTATGACGATGGAAACATTCACCGCAGGGATGTTGAGAGCCTTGTAGACAGTGAGAATCCTAGTCTTGTGGTGTATGACCAACTTACTAAGATTAAAGGCTTCCAGAACGATAGAAAAGACCTTCAGCTAGGTGACACCTTCCAATGGGCTAGAGAGCTGGCTAAACGCCGCCATGCGGCCATTGGCGTGTCTCAGGCAGATGGTACAGCAGAGGGTGTTAAGTGGCTCTATATGGACCATGTAGCTAATGCTAAAACTGCTGTACAAGCTGAAGCCGATTTCATCTTAGGCATTGGTAAGACACATGATGACACCACTGCTGATGTACGCTATTTGAATGTCTCTAAGAACAAACTGTTTGGTGATGTTGATTCCAACCCCAAATATAAACATGGTAAGTTTGAAGTGCTGATTAACCCTGCAATTGCTAGATATGAGGATGTGGTAGGCTATGATTAAGAAATATGAAGCTGTATTAGAGTGGACTGATGGTGGTTATGGTGACACACAGTATGTAGATATTAGAGAACATGTGTTTGGTGATCTTGTAAAGCTTAGTGAATTAATTGATGAAATTGAGCCCATCATTGCTGCTCTAAAGGATATTAAAGTTTTCTTTGAACGACAACCCAATCAAGATATTTGGGCCTATGAAAATAGACAATTGAGTATGTCAATACTCAAACTAGAGAAAGTAATTGAATGACCATTACTAGATATGGAGAGACATGGGATGGTTTCGATACTCGATCAAATGGAGATTATGTTTTGTATGACACCCATGTAGAAATTGTAAATGAGCTAGTCGCCACGTTGGAAGAACTTGCAGACGTAGTTGACTCCATTAGGACTAATGAATATACGCCGGACAGCTTCACCACACAACCAGCCCGATTCGCAATTCTCAGAGCAAAAGAAACTAAATGACCATTTACATTCTTGGTAGAGTAGGTGAAGACGGGGCATTTACACCCCACTACTACTATAAAACATGGATAGATGCTGAAGCTGTATATGATAATGCTAGTATTTATACCAGTGGACTAGAAATTAGAGAGGCGTATGTCTATTGAAGCCACCACCCTAGACTTTGAAACACCAACCAAAAACAGGGGCCATCCCTTTACACCCGGTAATAAGCCTGTAACATATGCTGCAAAGAACACCAACCAAAACACAGAATTCTATCATCACAGCCATCCTGGCTTTCTTTCACGCCTTCGTGAATATGTACAACAAGCGAAAGTAATTAATGGATTTAATCTCAAGTTTGATTTGCACCACCTACGCAATTGCGACATTGTTCTTCCTAGAGGAATCAAGATTTGGGATTGCCAAATTGCTAACTTCATTCTTTCAGGGCAAACAGAACCCTACGCTTCCCTAAACGAATGTCTCCTGTTCTTTGGCCTTCCTGTTAAGGATGACAAGGTTGCACAGTTTTGGGAGCAGGGGTTTGACACCTGTGACATTCCCCTGACAATCTTAGAAGAATATAACATTGGTGATGTGGAACTGACAGAACAGCTTATGTTCATGCAAATGCAAGCTCTGTCCGAGAAGCAGAAAAACCTTGTGTTTGATATGGGTACAGATATGCTTACACTTATCGAGTGTGAACGTAATGGCATCCTCTATAATCGTGAACAAGCTTATGCTGAAATGGCTAAGTATTCTGCCTTCCTCAAGGAAGCTAAGGAAGAGTTAGCCGCCTACCTGCCTCCAATGGGTGAGCATTGTAGATTCAACTGGGACTCCGGCGATCACCTGTCTGCTCTGTTATATGGAGGGTCGATCACATTCGAGTGGCGCACAGAAGAACAAGCTGTGTACAAGAGTGGTGATAAGAAAGGTCAGGAATATCTAAAGGGTTCTTGGCATGAAGAAGAAGTTGTGTTCCCTCCCCTATTTAAGCCCATTAAGAACACCACTGTCAAGAAATGCAAGGAAGAGGGCTACAAGGGCACCATCTTCTATCAGGTGGATGACCCCACCCTGAAGCAACTTACCACACGCTCTAAGGCCTCCAAACGCCTCCTAGAGGTGTTAGACAGTGTAGCCAAGAAGGGTAAGGTGTTGGAAATGCTTGAACAGGTTGAGAAGCTCTTTAACAAGTATGGGTGGGAGAACAACATTGTTCATGGACAGTACAACCAAACGGTGGCTCGTACAGGTAGACTCTCTAGCAAAGAACCTAACATGCAGAACACACCACCAGAACTAAACACATTGATGATAAGCAGATATGAGTATTAACGCCGATGGTTGTTTTAAAGGTTGCTATTATTATTCTGACTCGTGTTTTAGAGCAGATTGTAAAAAGTGCAAATCATGTGGTTCAGTAGGGTTTGATAAATCTATTATTAACAATATGTGTACTTTCTGTGATGGAACAGAAGGTGGGAATCCACCAAAAGAACTGGAATCGTTGTTTCCAGAGAAGGAGTCCCAAACAGCATGATAATTAATGCTGACGTTTAAGGGCCTTGAAATTGTCTGTGCTGCTGAGTATTACAAAGACAAGGTGTTGATGGAAGAGGTGGCTTCTGGTGCGAACATTCACCTGAATAACCAACTGGCCTTCAACTTACCAACACGCCTTGTAGCAAAAGTCCTCAAATTCAGGACAATTTATGGAGGAGGAGCATATAGTTTCGCACATGATCCAGACTTTATGCCTGTATCAACTTCTGAGAAATATTGGCAAGACGTATTAGATGCCTATTTCAAGAAGTATAAGGGTATTAAGGACGGACATACACGAGACATTAGACAGGTGATGCGTACAGGTGAGCTAGAGATTCCTAGTGGTAGGTTCTATACATTTTCTCCCATTAAAAACAAGTATGGGAGTGGGTGGCCTGAGACAACCATTAAAAACTATCCCATTAAATATAGTGGCTTTCAGGAGTAATCCTGATCGAATAATCCTGTGAATTCAGGGGAAGACTTGAGAAAGTTAATCCTGAGCTAAGATTTAACTTGACAAACGTTTGTTGATCTGGTATAATAGTGTAACTTTACAAAAGGAACCTATCATGAAATTTAAACCAGTATCAGAAACCGAACACTATGAAATTATTCAGTTGTTTCACTCTGATTTAGGAGTGCAAGCAATTATGGATAAATACAAAAGAGACCACTCAACAATCAAAAAGATTTGGCTCACTGAGTATAATGAGGCTCAGTTTAGAGCTAGGACTTCCAGGCTTTGCCGCCTTCATAAAATAGGAAATAAGAATCCTATGAGCGGCAAATCTGGTATGGGACACCATAGAGCAGTTGAAAAATCTGTACATTCTTCAGGATACTTAGAAGTATTTGTGCCAGAGTGGTACACTGGAAGAAAAGACAATAATAAAACATATGAGCATATTATTGTTTACTGTGAGCATAATGGATTGACAGAGATTCCTATTGGAATGGTTGTTCATCATTTGGATGAAAACAAACAGAACAATGATCCTAGAAATCTTATTATGCTTTCAATTCCAGATCATAGACGCATTCATGCGTGGTTAAATAAAGTGCAACGACTATCCCGAAAGGGAGTAGGGAACAGCGTTCCCGAAGCGCAGGACACCCAGCACAATCAGTTTTTAGTGAAGCTGGGTGGTGATATAGTCTGAGCTATATGGCGACATATAGAGAGTATGTGGAAGCGACATACTCGTAACACAACTGACAAGGATGGGGAGCTGACTTGGTTATGCTAGCTAGAATTGAGTTTATGCGGCTGTTACAAGACAGCCAGCTAGAAGCGTTGTTTATCGGCACTGTGCATGACAGCCTTAAGGTTGACACGCCAGAGAAAAACAAGTATACTATTGCTTCTATGCTTAAAGAGAGTATTGAGAAGGTTCCACAACTTGCATTCAAACATTGGGGGTATAAGTTTAGCTTGCCTCTTACATGTGAAATTCAAGGTGGTCCAAATTGTAATGACATGACAGAAATCGTTTAAGGAAACAAATGCCAGTATTTAAAATCCAACAAGTAGAAGTAGAAACCGTCACCAAGGGTCGTTCCAGCTATGAGGTGGCTAATGTAGTTTACACCACCCGTACAGGTGAAAACAAGGAAAAGAAGGTTATGTCTTTCTCCAATCCTGCTGTGTTCGGTGTTGTCAAGAAGCTAGGCCCCGGCACTGAAGTTGAGGTGTCCTACGCTGATGGTGACAAGTATTACAACTGGGCTAAGGTTGAGGTTGTTGGTGCCTCTGCTCCAGAAGCTAGCCCAAAGGCTGCTACCCCCGGTAAGGTGTTGGGCAGCACATATGAAACTGCTGAAGAACGCAAGCTGCGTCAGCTACACATTGTTCGTCAAAGCTCTCTAGCCAATGCCATTAGCCTTGTCACCTCTACGTCAAAGGCTGGCGGTGAACGGCCTCAGGTAGAAGAAGTGCTTACCATTGCACAAGAGTTTGTAGACTTTGTATATGGCAACACGTTTGAGGAACCAGCACAAGAGGATGACGTCCCCTACTAAAACTTGGAAAAGGAAAGGGAATTTTGAGAATGGAATTCCCTTTGACAAATACCAGTTTTCTAAACACCTTAAACGCCTTGGTGATTGGGTTTTAACAGAAGCTCTTTCAGAAGAAGACTTCCATAGAATTAGAAAGGCTGCATATATTTGGGCCTTTCGCCACCACTGTAAAATCTCTGTTCGTAAGTATAGGGTTACAGGTGGTTGGGGTGTTAAAATAACTGTTGTTAGAAATCATTACTAATGAGCTTCCGTATTGCAGAAAAGCAAGCAATGAAAAGCACCTTCATGAAACATCGTGTTGGTGCTGTTATTATGAAAGGCAATCGTGTTCTCTCAACTGGCTTCAATAGTATTCGCTACTCAAGCATATCTAAACAGGCAACTTCTCACGCAGAAGCTGCCGCAATCGTCAGGCTTCTTAAAGAAGGTAGAATGGTGGATCTCGCTGGCAGCGTCCTTTATGTTACTCGTTTTACTAAATCTGGTGTCATTAGTTGTGCTCGTCCCTGTGATAATTGTCTACGACTCATTCGTAGCGTTGGCATCGCTAAAGTGTTCTACACAGACTTTGATGGGCAAACCCAAGAAATGAAACTATGATTAGCTTGCTCGACGGTGATCTTATAGCGTTCCGCTGCGCAGCAACTGCTGAGAATGAAAATGAAGAAGTGGCTGTGTTTAGAACCAATGAGTTTGTAGAAAACCTTCTCAAACTAACAGAAGCAACAAGTTATGAAGTTTATGTATCAGGTGATGGGAATTTCAGATATTCAATATTCCCGGAATACAAGGCCAACCGAAAAGGAAAGTACAGACCTAAATATGAAAAAGCTTGTAAACAATTCCTCATTGACCAATGGGGTGCAGGACAAGCCCATGGTTGCGAAACTGATGACATGCTTGGCATTCGCCAAACACAGCTTGGAGACAATTCGACAATTGTTTCTATTGACAAAGACCTATCTATGGTTCCTGGCTGGCATTATCATTGGGAGCAGAGGCGGTTGGGAGAAGTAATTGCACCAGCTAAACGCTTTTATGTTACGCCTGAAGAAGGCATTCGCAACTTTTATCGTCAGCTTGTCCTTGGTGACAGCACAGATGGCATCAAAGGGGTCGTTGGGTCGGGCAAGAAGGCAGCAGCAGTCTTGGACTGTTACACAGAAGAAATAGACATGTTTAACATTGTCCGTGGTATGTATGACAACGATGAAGAAATGCTAATGAATGGGCAAGTGCTCTGGATTTGGAGAAAAGACAACGACATTTGGGAGTTCCCTAAAGAAACATGACATGGACACCAGCACGACGAAAAGCCTTCATTGTTGCTGCTCTACGCAGTGGCACACGACGATGGCCCCCCAAGTTTAATACGCTTAATGCAGCTAAGACAGAAAAGAAAATCAATACAAAAACTGGACGCCTAGCTCAACACTATTTATGTAACACCTGTAAAGAGGAGTTTACCTCTAAAGACATTAATGTTGACCACATTATTCCAGCTATCTCCCCTCTAGATGGTTTCACCACTTGGGATAGTTTTATTGATGGACTGTTCTGTGAAGAAGACAATTTGCAGGTGCTTTGCGTGCCCTGCCACAAAATAAAAAGTAAAGAGGAACGAAAAAAACAATGATTATTAACGTCCCCGTACAAGCACCAGATGGTAGTATTCAGTTCACAGCAGTTATGAATGAGCAACAGGTGCAAGCTCTTCTACAGTTTGGTATGAACATGGCCTTTGCAATGGGAATTGCATCCACCTTCACTACACAACCTGATGACAACCAAATGCCTTTGGAGTTTAATGATTGAGTACCGTTCATTTAGTAATTCCTGATTGCCAGCTTAAACCGGGTAATGACATTTCTTTTCTAAGAAAGATTGGTCATTATATTGTTGAGAAGAAACCAGATCACATTATCTGTCTAGGTGACTTCGCTGACATGCCTTCTCTTTCCTCCTACGATGTGGGTAAAAAGAGTTTTGAGGGCCGTAGGTATAGAGCTGACGTAGAAGCTACACATGCAGGTATGGAGGCCCTTCTAGGGCCTTTAAACACCTTTAATGCTAATGCTAGAAAGCAACACAAGAGTTTGTACCTTCCAAAGCGTACAATGTTGCTAGGCAACCATGAGCATAGAATTGATAGAGCAGTAGAAAGTGATCCAAAGTTTGATGGCACAATTGGTATTGAAGACCTTAAATATGCTGAAATGGGTTGGGATGTACACCCTTTCCTTCTTCCTGTTGTTATTGATGGGATTTGCTATTCCCATTATTTTACTACCGGCCTTTTGGGCAGGCCCTGCACAAGTGCTGGCGCTCAGTTGGCAAAGAAGCACATGTCTTGTATCGCAGGGCATCAGCAAGGTTTGCAAATCGCTACGGCTCACAGGGCAGACGGGAAAAGACTAACCTCAATCATTGCAGGTTCTTGTTACGAGCACTCTGAGGATTATTTAGGGTATCAAGGGAACAAGCATTGGAGAGGCATTCTTATGCTACATGAAGTTGTAGATGGTGAATTTGATCCAATGTTTGTATCACTTAATTATCTAAATAAGAAGTATGCTTAATGTAATAATTGAACTATGGCCTTTCGGTGATAAAGAACAGAAGAGAACACTTGGTGAGTTTCAAATTGCTAATGATGGAACTGGTAGCATGGGTTTTGGTAACTACCTCTATCGGACTAGCTCTGATGAAGAGTGGCAAACCTCTGTCCAAGCACATCCAAGAAATGAACCAGTGGAGAAACTAATTTACAAAGTATTGAAGGAGAAGTTTGGTGAGTGAGGAAGTTTGGTCCTCAATCCCCGGATGGGAAGATTACTATGAGGCTTCTAATTTTGGTAGAATTCGCAGCGTAAAGAGGCTGTTAACAGTTCCACATGGCAAAGGTAAGACAATCTTATCTCGTTGGTATGGTGGTAAAGTTTTATCTCCAAAAGTAGGTCATGGAAATTACTTATATGTAAATTTATGGCGAGACAATGTTGGTAAAATGCATGCAGTACATCGCTGTGTATTGGGGGCGTTTAGTAAAGACATACCCTCCCATTTAGTATGTAACCACATAGACTCCAACAGACAAAACAACTTTGTTGATAACTTAGAATTTATTACTCAAAAGGAAAATTTAGAACATGCAAGAAACCTCGGATCAAAAATCGGCCGCAGACCAAATCCAAGTAGCAGGAACACACTACAAACAACTTAATCCAGAACCTTGGAATGTGATTACAGCATGGGGCCTTGGCTACCTAGACGGAACAGCCCTCAAGTACATTGCCCGCTGGAAGCATAAGAATGGTGTAGAAGACTTAAAGAAGGCTGTACATTTCCTTCAGAAAGCGATTGAAGTTGAACAAGAACGATCTGCTTGAAGCACTAAGAAACATGGAAGAAACAACTCTTTTAGAGCTGCTTCAAATTACTTCCACAAATTTGGTGGATGCTTTTTACGACACAATTCTAGAGAATTTCGCAGCAATTAATGAGCAAATCGAAGAAAACCTATAAGCCAGAAGAAGCCCTCACCAAGAACAATGGTAAGGAGGTGAGGTTCCTCAAGCGTAAGCAAGAAGAACTTGAACATAGAATGCTGTTGGAAGATTCGCTAAAAGAAATGACTGAAGAAAACCAAAAACTAGGGCTGTATGAAGACCCTCACTGAAATGATTATGGCTAGTAGTAGCCCATGGGACAATCCTTATCAGGGCAGAGACAAGAAGGTGTTATTTGTTTGTAGTGCAGGCATCCTACGGAGTGCTACAGCCGCTCGTATTTATGCACACAAGCACAACACTCGTGCTGCTGGTAGTGAAGACTATGCCTTGGTAAAGCTTACCCCTGACCTGTTGTTGTGGGCAGATGAAATTGTGTTTGTAAATGATTACAACTACCAAGGTGCTAAAACCAAGTTCAATTTAGATGAACTAGGTGAGAAGGTAAAGGTGCTTAACATTCCTGATGATTATGAGCACATGCATCCAGAACTAATTGCACAATTTAAGAAGCAATATGAAAATTTCTAATATTGAAGTGACCCCTCTCCATCCAGAACGATGGGGAAACGACCTTGACGTTGTTAACGCCGCTCGTGTTAGCTTCGCTAAGGTGAGTGAGTTTGAGCCAGGACTAGTCGGAACTAACAGTGTTCTCTCTGACAAAGATGTTAAGCTTATTAATTACCTAGCTAAACACAAGCATACCAGTCCCTTCAATCATTCCTTCCTCTCATTCCGCATCAAGGCTCCCATCTTTGTAGCAAGACAGCTTGTCAAACACAAATTTATGCCTTGGAATGAGGTGAGTAGACGATATGTGGATGACGAACCAGAGTTCTTTCTTCCTAAGGTGTGGCGTAAGAAAGCAGACAATGTAAAGCAAGGTTCTTCTGAAGAAACAGTGCCAGATTATAATCTGGAAGTAGAATCTGCTATGGAACATAGCCTAGATGAGTACAATTTTATGATCTCCATTGGTGTTGCGCCAGAGCAAGCTAGGATGGTTCTTCCACAGAGCATGATGACAGAATGGATTTGGAGTGGTACACTAGGTGCTTTCTTAGACATGCTTGTGCTTCGCTTAGGCAATCATGCACAAAAAGAAAGCCGCGATTTAGCACAGCTTATTTTGGGTTATGTACAGGGTGTGTTTCCAGTTTCAACTAAAGCAGTACTACAGGAATTTGTATGAGGCGAGTAACTCCCTTTGACTGGCTTCTAAACGTGGCTCCACCAAGGCCACGTTTCTCTTTATACCAGAGAGTAATTAAATGGCTCCAGAGTATTTAACGGACTACCTTGCTTCTCTACGAAGTAACAATACAGCAGTTTTAGATGTACTGAAAGACAACTTTAAGATACCACTCACACATGGTTCTGTTGTAGCAAAGAACATTGGGTGGCACTTAGCAGAAATTAGTCGTCAGACATACATCTTAAACGCCACCCTACAAGAATTAGAAAAGGAATTGAATGACTTACCAAGAAAAGATTAAAGAGTTTCGCCTCCCCTCATATGGTCCAGAAGCCGCTGTGCTTGGCCTACTAGCAGAGGGTGGTGAAGTGGCTGCTGTGTTTCAAAAGCTCATTAGAGGTGATTATACAGAGGATCAAGCTGCTACAAAGCTGAAGTATGAGCTAGGTGATGTGTTGTGGCATGTCGCTGCCATTGCCTCTGATAACAATTGGACTGTGGCTGAACTAGAAGAATTGAATATTGAGAAGCTTGCCAGCCGTAAGCTGCGGGCACAACTAATGGGAAATGGAGACAATCGTTAATGGATAGTTTACAGAAATATGTGTTTAAGAGTAGATATGCTCGCTGGCTAGAAGATAAGGGCCGTAGAGAGCATTGGGAAGAAACAGTGGCACGTTACTGTAACTATTGGAAAGAAAAATTCCCAAACACTTTCCCATATGATGAGGTGTATACTGCCATTTACAATATGGATGTTATGCCATCAATGCGGAGCCTAATGACAGCAGGGCCAGCATTAGATAGAGATAACATTGCAGGATTTAATTGCTCCTATTTACCAATTATTGACCAAAGATGCTTTGATGAGATTATGTATATTCTCATGTGTGGTACAGGGGTTGGTTATTCTGTAGAGCGTCAGTATGTGGCAAAGCTTCCAGAAATTGCAGAAAAGTTCTATGACACTAATACAACGGTTGTTGTTAAGGATAGCAAAGCTGGATGGGCGGCTGCACTACGCCAGCTTATTTCACTACTCTACTCAGGGCAAATCCCAGCGTGGGATACTACTGCTGTCCGTCCCGCTGGAGCTAGACTTAAAACTTTTGGTGGGAGAGCGTCGGGTCCAGCACCCCTCGAAGAGCTTTTCCGCTTTACTGTTGCGCTATTTAAAAGAGCAGCCGGTCGTAAGCTCACTTCAGTGGAATGCTCAGACCTCGTATGTAAAATCGCTGAAGTGGTCGTTGTCGGCGGAGTCAGACGGTCGGCACTCATTTGCTTGTCGAATCTTTCTGATGACAGAATGAGAAACTATAAGAATGGGCAATGGTGGGTAGACGACACACAGCGTTCATTAGCTAACATTAGTGCAGCATATACTGAAAAACCAGATATGTCCACTTTTATGGAAGAATGGAAAGCTCTTTACGATAGCAAGTCCGGTGAGCGTGGTATCTTTAATCGGGTAGCTGCCAAACGTGCTGCTGAAGACACTGGCCGTCGAAATGTAGACCATGAGTTTGGAACAAATCCTTGTGGTGAAATTATTCTTAGGCCATTTGGCTTTTGTAATTTATCAGAGGTTATTGTGAGGCATGGTGATACCGAGGAACAACTTCAAAGAAAAGTTGAGATTGCTGCAATTATTGGAACTTTTCAATCAACCCTAACCAACTACAGATACATTCGCAAACAATGGACCATTAATGCTGAAGAAGAGAGACTGCTTGGCGTGTCTATGACAGGAATTATGGATCACGAGCTTTTAGCAACATCAGCGCGAGCTACAGAAAAGTTACTAGAAAGACTAAAAACCCATGCTATTACTACTAATAGCAACTGGGCTTCTACTCTTGGCATTGCTCCTAGTGCTGCTATTACCACTGTTAAACCCTCTGGAACCGTTTCACAATTGGTGGATTCCGCCAGTGGTATTCATCCTAGGTACAGTGACTACTACACTCGCACTGTCCGCGCTGATAGCAAAGATCCTTTAGCACTTTTCATGCAAGCTAGTGGTTTTCCTGTTGAAACAGATGTGATGAATAGAAACAATTTAGTTTTTAGTTTCCCAGTAAAAGCCCCTGAGAATGCAGTTAAGCGAAATGATAGGACTGCTCTAGAGCAGCTTGAACATTACCTTGTGTTTAAGAAGTATTGGTGTGAGCACAATCCTTCTATTACTGTGTATGTGAGAGAAGATGAATGGCTAGAAGTGGCCGCATGGGTTTACAAGAACCTAGAATTTTTAGGAGGTGTTAGTTTCCTACCACATAATGACCATGCGTATCAACAAGCACCTTACCAAGAAATTTCTAAAGAAGAGTATTTAAAAGCCAAAGCCTCTTTTCCAGAAGTAGATTGGGCAGAGTTTGATAAGTATGAGATTGACGATGCTACAGTTAGTATGAAAGAAATGGCATGTGTAGCTGGACACTGTGAGATTTTATAAAAAGAAAGGGAGCCATTGGCTCCCTTTTTTCATGTCAACTCGAAGTGGGGACCATCATATTCCCCCTTCTCTAATAGAACACCATCCCCGTCCCAGTCATATCCCCAACGTAGAGAAACGCCCTGTTTCTTTGCCTCTTCCATAATAGCTTTTCCCAAAGCTACAAAACCAATTTGGTCATTCCAATTGATTTTACCATCAACGTATGGACAAACATCCACTGCATCCCCTGTGATGTGTTTGCTGTTTAGTGTCCATGTCACCTTCTGCCCCGGCTTTGTACGCCCTTGTGCATACAACTCAGCTTGGCGCTCCTTAGTACGAACTCCTTCTGTGACGATAATGTCCTGAAGGGTGGCTACTGCCTTCACCACCCCCGCAAGTTTCTCATTCACTCCCTTTAGTTTTGCTTCATTAAATAGCATTAATATGCCTCCATTTTACGGATAGAACTTAGACTATCTCCGGGTTTACCTTGCTTACGAGCCTTGGGTGTCATATTTGCTTTCTCCTTAATCTCGTTAATACGATTTAGAAGAACTCTTGGATCACCACCAAGGTCCTGATACTCATTGATAATGTCCTGTGGGTCAGCATCTAGTCTGATAGCAGTTTCAAACCTATTAGAAAGGTCTGTAAGCTTCTTGTCATTGGCTAGCTTACGCTGATGCTTAGTCCACAAGGTCTCACTTTGAATACGCTCTCTAAGCGGTTTAACGCCCGTTATAGCTCTTGTAAGTGTTTCATTAGGGGTACGTGGCTGCTCCACATTCTTCTCGCCCTTAGCGTTGCGTACAACACCTTGCTCGTCAGTTAAATGTGTAGCTTCATAAATGTTCTTAGCAAACACTGGAAGTCCCTTGCTAGCTAAGTTCTCTAATGAACCAACATCCCTATCCACACCAGCCTGATAGGCTGCTGAGAATACGTTCCACATATTAGCAACGTGAGGAGCGGCTGATAGAGGAGAATCAGGGAGCAAGCTAGCAGAAGCTAGTCGAGCTTGAATGTCCACATCACTCTTAGCAGAAATGGCACCATCTAAAAGAACGCTAGATTGTTCAGGGTTGTTTAACACCCATTCACGAATGCTTTTACCTGTGAGTGATTCAGATAGCTGTGAAGCTTCCTGTGCTCCGGGCATACCCATCAAACCATACACACCCAACACCATACCCGCTGCAATGGCGGCTGCTTCTGGTTGTCTCTTAGCATTGACACCCCGACCAACTTGTTGCTCAATAAAATTGTGCTTGAAAGTTGTGTAAGCAGCTAATGCTCTACCCACTTCCCCTAAAGTTTCATACACTGCTGGTCTTTCGTCAGCATGATAATCAGCCATAGAATGGTTGGTAGCTTCCTGAGCGCGTAGGAACGCCTCTTCTCCCTTATACCCAGCCTTGTGGAACATATCCGCAAAGATCATAAAGATTGGTGGTCTAGTTAGCTTTTCACCATAAATTGATGGTGCATGAGCCACTTTTCTAATCCCCTTTACAACTGGACCTTGTTGTAGGTCTGAAGCCAGATGGCTCTCGTTGTAAGTGAAAATACCAGCGTCTTGTGCCCACTTGTAAGCATCTACTAAATGTTGTGGAACACCCTTCTCATTACCAGCTACAAGCTTTAGTAAATGAACTGGGGTGGTTGTTACAGCAGTGGCAAGATGTTGTGGTGAAAGCTTTGCACCTCTAGCAATTGCAGCGGCTTCCGCTGGCAAAGTTAGTGGTAACTGTGCTAGCTGTAAACCAAAGAACCCAAGGTTTACTAAACCAGTTAGAGAAGCTACACTAGTTTCTGTTAAGATACGCATACCTGCTCTAGGAATGGAAGGACCAATACCTGCTGCCTTGAATGGAGCATCAATAAGACTATTAAAAGTAGCACCCAAGTTGTTTAGGTTTCTACCCATTAAATGTGCCTTCTGCTTCTCCAAGAATTCAACAGTGTTTGGTAATGTCTGTCTCACTGTAGGATCGGTGATAAGCTTTGTCATATCATGAATAGGCTTGAGCATGGCATTATATCTAAAGCCAGTTTCAGCATAATCAATAACACTCTCAAAGAACTGGTTGGTATTGGTGTCTTTGTCTAACCAAGGTCGATCACCAATAGAACCCTTCACACCCCTACGCTTAATGTCATGTACGTTAAACTTGTACAGCTTAGACACTTCATTAGCAGCGTGTTCATCTACAGCAGCCTTCACTTCAGCAAACTTAGGATCATTCTTAGCCATCTCTACCAGAAGGTCATTAAACCCACTGTAAACACGACTATACCCTGCTGTTGTTCTTAGCCCCTTACGTGGCATTGGAACAGCTTCAGAATAATGCTTACCCATTTCCTTATACTTCTCAACAGCCGCTTTGTGTTGCCATTTGGTGTCTCCTTCGGCAATGCCTGTCACAACGAATGTACCATCAGAAGCAGTGTGGCCCACAAACGAAGCGTATGCCCCGCTAAAGCGGTTTGGAGAATAGCCCTGACGGTATTCACCGGGAGTAACACCAATGGCTCTAGAAGCCTCTAAATGGCGATTGTAGACAGCTTCCATCATCTCTGCATGTAAACGTGCTACAGCCTTCTGATTGTCATTTAAACCAACATCATTATACCAAGTTTCAGAGGGCTCAAGCTTACGCTTACTAAGGCCCATTAATAGTTCTGCTACATCATTCTTCTCTTTCTGAGAAAGTTTCTTTAGAGCAGCAACATACCCTGTCTTGTTGTCAGTGATGTAGTTCTTAATGTCCTTCTCAATAGTGTTTCTGCCAGTTTGTGTCAGATTTCTAAGATAATTTAGAACACTATTTTTCACATTAGTTCTAGTGGCAGCACCTAAACCTGAGCGTAGGTTAGTTGCACCAGCCTTCCACATATCTGTCTTGGGGTCCATTAGCGCCAAAGCTTCTTCCATAGTGGTAACACGGCTATATTGATTCTGAATCTTTAGAGCATTGGCCTTATCAGAAAGCAGCTTTCTCTTAGCAATGTTCTCAGCACTAATGGGCGTGGCTACGCTGTCCTCTCTAGGAAGAGGATTGTCGGTTACAGTTTTAGATGGTGAGAAGGTTTCAAAGATAGCTTTAAAGTCTAAAGCACCGCCTTGCTTGTTTCCCAAACCACTCATCCAGCTAGCTGGTTTATTATCCTTTGGAATAGGAGTGTCACCATATAAACTTTCTAAGTTGGCATTATCCCATGTTACAAAAGACTTATTATGGTCTAGAGTATCAGCTAGGTTTCTTGCTCTTTTAGGAGTTGGAAACTCTCCTGCATGGGTGGATAACATACCTTTAGTGCTTTCAAAGGTATTCTTATAAAAGAACCCACGAATACTAAAGCGTCTTTCTAAAAAGTCAGAAAACTCTTTATTCCAACCAGCAGTATCTAAACCCTCGTCTTTAAGTGAGCGATAAAAATCATCCATAATACTGTCAACAGTAATTGGACTCATTCCTGTCTCTTTAGCAATGGCCTCTACTACAACTTGGTTTGGCTGATCGCCGTGTGAATTTAAAACATCTTCTGCACTCCAGCCACCAATATCCTTGTCAATATATGGGTAAATACCTTTTCTTACCGCCATTGGGTAGATAGCTGATGTATCGTTGTGTTGAAGTCTACTAGGAAAAGCTACAGTTCTTTGTTGTGCTTTTCTATTACTAGTAAACATGTGGGCTGCTTCAGCACCATAGCCAGCATGAATACCTTCACCCTTAGTTCTTACTCTATCATTAAAACCATGTCTGGTTCCATGAAGAAGAATCATTGGTGTACCATCTTTATTAGTCATATACTTATCAGATGGAAACCGTTCTTTAACCCAAGGCATATTAGTTAGGTTTGAGAGAACTCTATTAACTGCTCTGTACCCCTGTAAAAACACCTCGGGGTCTAAAGCGCCTTTTTCAGTCTTGCTCATTCCCTTAATAAGAGAAGGAGAACCAAGGCCACTAGTTGGATTGCGTGGTAGTTCCATGCTACCGGGAACCTCTCCACGTAGCTGTGCTAAACCAGCTTCTCTAGCAGCACCGGCAGGCATACTATCAATGGCTTGTGTTAGAGGAATACCACCATCACCAGTTTCAATAGGAAGCTCATCACCCCATAGGTTTCTTTGTAGAGGGTTCTGAAGGTTTTGTGCTTCCATAGATAAGTCGGCTCTAATTGGAATGCCATTCTCATCAACACGCATGTTTGGCATACGAGCCATAGGATCGTTATTACCAAAGTCATTAAAATCGAGGCCCATTTGTTGACCCTGCTCATTCAACTGAGCTAGTTGTGCAGCAGATTGTTCAGCTTCAATTCTCTGTGCTTCTTGTACTCTTGTACGACTTTCAGCTAGTCCGGGAATTGGAGCTTGCTCCATACGAGCACGTTCAGCCGCATTAAAATCTAGTTGTTGTTTACGAGTAACATCTTGTTCTAAAGCTAGCTGGCGTTCTTGTAAAGCTTGTTGAATTCGTGCTTGTTTCGCTTCCTCAGCTCTACGAGCAACAAGGCTAGAGGTTTGTCCACCAGAGTTGTCTCCAAACAAATCAAGCTGATTGGGGTTTTGACCATAGCGCTGCATATCAGCAATAGTTTCTACACTATTGTCAAGTGGTAAAGCATCTTGCTGTGTATATTGTCCAACTGGTTTGTCTTGTTGAACAGCATCCATTTTCTCTGTAATGGATGGGCCTTTAGGGGCCTCTACAACAGGAGGCTTGCCCTTAGGACGAACACCAATCCCGCGAGCAGCTACATCTAAAGGAAGGTAGTTCATGGCAAACTCAGCCATGCCACGAGAAAGTGTTTCCTTGGCATTAGGGTCTTTGTCTAAGTTGTCTAGAATTTTATCCCCAATTAAAGGGACAGCCCCCAATAGGTTTGGTGCTGTTTTAGCCAGTCCTTGTGTACCAGCTTCAAAAAGAGAACCAATGGTGTCAGTGTATTCCTTACCTTTGTCAGTTCTAGGCTGATAACCGTATTGTGAAACATTTCTAACAGCATTAGCACCAGCATCAGCACCAGCAAAAGGTGTGATGGCTGCACCAGCTAAACCACCAGCAAGCTGTGCAAGCCCACCAGTGCCGATAGATAGAGCTGTTTCACCAGCACCTAGCAGCTTACTGCCAATACCAGCCATCTGCTCAGTAGATTTCTCAGCATCACTCTTCTTAGGTTTTGCTCTACCAGCAGAGTGTTCTCTTTTAAAGAACTCAAATGCCTGCTCCTTTGTAGCCCCATCTGGAGCTTCAATTTCATACTCTTCGCCCTGTGGGCCTACAATGGTAAATGATGGCATATTTATTTAATTCTAAAATTAGCGTAAGGGTCTTGATTATTTGGGGTTGGGCCGGGAACTGGGGGAAGGGCTGTTGGGTTGGGAACATACCTACCAGTGGCAGGATCAACTGTCCATGGTGAACCGGCTCTACGTGGGTCAGCCTCAACAACACGTTTAGCTTGTTCTGCTCTAGCACCTAGTTCAGCAGCATAAGCTGGATCAGTGCTCTTAAACATTTCTACGCCCTGAAGCAAGATGTTTAATGATTTTGCTGCATCTCCCTTGGTGGACATTAGAAACTTCTCATACCTACTCTTCTGGTCGCCCTCATTGGCTGCCTTAGTTCTTTTTGCAGCCTCTTCTCTAGCACCAATCTCAGCCATAGAGTTTTCACGCTCTAGTCGTTTCTGTTCTGCTAGTTTGACCATTTCGCCAGTGAGCATATACATCTTTCTAGCACCTTCCCGAATCTTTGGATCGGGGCTCATCATCTCTCGTTCAACACGAGAATGTACAAGGTCTAGTTCTGCCTTTGAATGCTTAGAAGCATATTCAGCAAGAGCAGCTTGTCTTGCAGGTTCCTGTAACCATTCCTTTTCTTTTTGGTCGTATTCATGACCAGCAGCTAGAGCATTGGTATTACGAGCAGAGGCCCTATGAGAATCAATTTGAGCTTGTTTTTCTTGTAGTGCTAAAGGATTTAATGCTTGTTGTTGCATCATCTCCTGTAAATAATTTTGCTGGTTGAGTTGTGCATTACGTTTAGCAATGTTAAACTGCTCACCTTGCATAATGCCCGATAGTCCGGGCAAATCGCTTTGTGGAAACATTGTACTTAAATCAGCCATAATTAATCCCAAAAGCTAGGTGTAGAAAAATTGTCATTGTTCCAAATACTTCCTAAATCAAGAGATGGTGTGGTTTGTACAGTGGGTGTGGTTGTACTTGGTTGGTTCCAAATCTTACCTAAACCACCAACTAGGGAAGCTAGCTGACCATATTGCTTATATTGGTCTTGCTGTGCATTTCTAATGTTAGGGGCCACTTGGTTAGCCATAGCAGCTAGTTTAGCCTGTAGTTCCACCTCTCTAGTACCATACTGACTACGCCTACCAGCAGCAGCATCCTTACGGGCAAGGCTCTGTGCCAGTTGTTTAGCGTATGGTGAATTACTAGAGTACATACTTGACAAGGAGTTGGCTTGTGCTCCAGCAGCTTTACCACCTTGGTAGAGAGAGTACATACCACCTAAGCCAGCGGCTGTATCTGCAAAAGACACATTTGGTTGGCTTTGGTTGGTTGGACCAGATGAAGAATTGGAGAGGGCATTGTAGGCCATATAAGGAAGGTTCACTCCCATCATACTTGCAAGGCCACCAATGGGGCCTAGAAGCGCTGTTTGAGCAATGTTGCCACCCACCCTAAGGGCTGTGTCTCCGGGGTCTAGAAACGCGTTTAAACCTGTCTTAGCTAAACCAACTGCTTGACCAGCAGGAGTAAATTGTGAGAGTAGACCGGCAGTTTGTCCGGCTGGTGTGGATAGTGATTTGTTTGTGTCATAGGCCAAACCACGAAGCCTGTCATACAGCGAGTCGTTTCCTGTTGGATCAAACCCTGTCATGTCTGGATTGTAGGCAGCTAAAGCGCTGCTGTCTCCAGAATAGTCATTGTTAAACATACTACCAGAGCCATAGTCTAGGCCATAGTCTCCCATACCTGACATACTAAAATCACCACCACTAGAAGGACCGAAAGAGAAATCATATGCTGGCATGTCCCCATAGCCAGAGTCAAATGAGTAGTCCCCACTACCATACAGACCATCTAGGGAGAAGCCATCTGATGTACTAGTTTGTAGTGATGTTCCAAATGGGGTGTAAACCTCAGTTCCAAATAAACTGTTGTTTGGTGCAATCATTTCCATAATATATTCCTTTACGCTACTCTACGGAACCAGTCAAAGACTCCGATAGTTGGTAAGTTGTTTGTTGTGTCCACATATAAACCAATTTGATCCACTGCTCCTAGATAGGTTGCAACAGTTTCAGTAGTGAGTGGTAAGTATGTTCCATTAATTCCATGGTCACTAAACCGTAGAGAAAGCACGCCAGCAGCAAGCTCAATTTCTAAATAAGCAACTACCTGTACAGATCGGTAAGCATTTGTACCACCAAAAATATCACCAGAAATAAGTGTTGTGTTTACTGATGTAGAGCTTGCCCATCTTTGTACTAAAATTCTAAAAATAGATGTAAAATACCCTCTTCCATAGGTTAACATTCTACCATTAGCTGAGTTCCGTACAAGAATACCTGCTTGAAACGTATTAGTAGTTCCACCAACAGAAGCTTGGTTTAATAAAGCAACTCTATATTTCCAAGCCGTTCCTGAAACTGGTTGTAAAATTTGTCTAGCATTTGCAGATGTTGCTGCTGGTGCAGATAAAACTAAACTGCCATTTGCTAACGCCGTACTAGCTGTTCCTTGGTTAACCCAAGACCATGCTGTAGCGCCAGCAAATCTAGTTCCTGCTGTGTCAATTGTTGCACCAGTTTCAAACTCATCGTCAGCAGGATTTGCCACAACTGGGTGTATGTCTGCTGTTATGTTAGCACTACCACCGGCTGGAGCTAGTGTGCCCCAATATGGAACTGCTCCAGATAGAGCCAACACTTGTCCAGTGCTTCCGGGATTTAAACTTGCCCAATTTGTAGCATCTCGATAAATGAATTTACCCGGAGTTGTTCCAAAAACTGAATCTAAAAGTTGGGTAACTGTTGTACTAGTTGGAACAGCACTTGATCCACTGACGTTTGCTAATACAGAAGGAGAAGTAATTGGTGTGAGTCCCGCTGCTGAATTAACAATAAGTTGACCGGGGGTAGCTAAGTCTAGGGTTACATTTGTACCTGCGGTTAAAACCCGTTCATTAGAGAATGCTGACGAGGTGCTAGCAGTAATTACATCTGTAGCTTTAATGGCATCTACTTGAGCCTGTACTACAGAAACAGCTTCTTGTGAACCATTGACAAGGGTTCTAAGTTTTTCATACCAATCGTTCCAAAAGGAATTGCCCGGAGGTTGTCCTACCGGGCTTGGGGGAAGTTTAAAAGCCATTATACTCTACTTACAAGAATACCATTTAGCCATGTGGCAGCGGCGCCTGCTTGAACCACTGGAGCGCCAGAATTATCAAAACAATAAATATACATTTCAATGTAATCAGTAGTTCCATTTAAATACACAACTGTACCAATTGAGGCTCCTACAACCGGAGTTGCAGCGCCACTTCCATCATTACCAGAAGCTGACACTAGTAGAGAGCCATTTTTATACACACTAAGAGTACACCCTCTAGCAGAGGTAGTAGTTAGTCTTGTTGCTGCATTTAGTTGATAATACCCTGAAATTTTAGGAGTAAATCTATAGTTGGTTGTGCTATCAAAATAACCGTGTGTGTCAAAGTTTTCACCATTTAATGTAAGCTTAGTGGTTACATTACTGGTAATTGTTTGGTTGGTTGTAGAAAGATATACAGAAAAAGTAGGAATACCAGCATTTGTAGCAGCGACAGTTGGGATTGGATACCCACTAATTGGAATGCGTTTTAGCAGGTGAGTTGTAATCCATGAAGGAATTTGATCGCCTAAAAAGAACCCTGCTCCAGCAGAATCTTGCAAAACACTACCAATAACACTAACCATATTACCAGCCACATCAGCATTAGTAGCATGAGTAAAGGTAGCTTGTGGTGAGGCTGAGTGTATAGCACCCGTGTTGAATTTGAACTGCTGACTAGCTTCTACTTGAACAAGGTTTCCAGCAGCACCAAAAGTTTCGACATGAAAGTTAATTCTATTGTAATTAAACCCACCATTTGAAACATATAAAAACGCACCAGTGTTGCCTCTTATATATCCTCTAAAATCATATGTACCATTATAAGGTAAACCGCCGTCTACAATTTTAATACCTGAATAAGAGGCAGCAGCATCTAGTTTACAAGCAACAAAGTTGGTGTAGCCAAAAGAATCAGTGCCACTTCCAGTTCCTGTAGAGTATGTAGAAGTTCCAGAAGCATTACCATCAAATAAAACAGCACAACTATCTGTCGCATTGCTGCTAAAAGTACACCGATTAAATGTGTTGTACTCTGTCCACAAAGAGTTTGAGTTTACAAAAACCAAAGCTCCATACTGACCAGTAAAAGTACAGAAATCAAAAGCAGCACCAATGTAGTCGTTAATAATTGTTCTACAATTAAAAGTAACTAGTTCTGCTCCACCAGTCATATATGCCCAGTATTCAGTATATCCTCTAAGACCTGTATTAGCAAGGTAAGGATTTCTAAATACTAATGAGTGTGTTGTAGAGGTAATAGTACCGTTTACTAAAATAATATTAGTAGGGACATAAGTTCTATTTGCCAATACAACTGTTGTGTTTAATAGGTCTAGAACAACTGTGGGAGTGTTATACCCAGTTCCTTCTGCACCACCTAAAGCTGAAAATGCTGTTGCTAAGTCTGGAAAATCAGAAATACTTTTACGTTCTCTTAATTTAGCTTGCATTGTTCTAGCAACTGCACCAACACCATCTGGTGTGAACACCCCTGTACCAAGATATGTAGCACCATTAACATCATTTAACCATGTGCTACGCACCACTGAACCGGGTGTGAATGTTGTACTAGCCATTAAGTAACTCCTTTATCATACTCAACCTCAAATTCTTGTAAACGAATCAATGAAGGACCAGTATATTGAAATTTAAAAATACGTTGTCTAAAAGAACCAAGTCTCCAGATAGAAGGAATATCTTGATCTAATTCTACTTTTCTTGGTGTATTAAAATGTTTATAATCATCATCAGACCAAGAAATATTAACTAATGTAGAAGAAACTGGTCTGTCACAAACAATAGCAAATTTATGCATTACTTTTCTTCTCATAGTATTAAAAGAAAAAGCATCAGTTGTAAAAGACATATTAATATCTACATTATCATCAGTACCTAAAGCACTATCAAATATATATAATGTTGATCCTTCTAAAGGTAAACAAAACACACTTCTATAAATATCTGTTTCTGTATTTAAACAATATTGTAATGGAAAATTAGTTTCAGTTTTCCAAGACCATCTAATCCATACTTTTAAATCAATATCTAATACATAGGTATATGTACCAATGTGTACTACATAAAAATCTTTACCTTGGACACTTACAATATTACCCCTTACATTAGAAACATCTAATGTAGATAGATATTTTTCTACTACAGAAGTAGATACTTTTGTTGCTTTTAAATCTTCTAGTTTATATACAGCGGGCTGTGAGTTTGCTGTTCCAATAAAATATATTACATTACTAATTTTAGAAGCACCGCCAACATACCCAATGTTTTTTACAAAAGTATCATTTCGTTGGAATGGACTTCCTGTTTCAATGCCAGCATCCCAAAAAAACTCAATAGTGCTTGTGCCAAATGAGACAAGGTAGTTGTTTGATTTTTCAATACGACGAACATAGTCTCCTTCAATTTCAGATACTATAACATAAGATGGGTCCCATGTCAAGGGGTCGTTTAGTTCGCTATTGTAAATCTCTGCTGTGTTGGTTTTTACCAACACTAAAAACCCATCAAGAAACACTGGATTGGGTAAATGCGGTGTTGGTAAATCTGGATCAGTACAAGCAGTGACAGTGAAACTTGTGTTAATTGTCACAAGTTTTGTGCCATCTGTTGCTACTAAAACAGCAGGAGGAGACACACTGTCGTATAAATATTCTGTAAACCCCACTTCACCTGATGTAGAAGTAAATACATTATTTACTGTAGTGGTGGTAGTAGTGACTAAGTTATAAAAATATACATCATTATCAATACTGTAAACAATGTAGTTATAATCTTTCCAAAAGAAAATACCTCGAACAGCATTAGAATCTATAGCTGGCTTTAAAACAGAACTACCGGGACGTTTAATTAAAAGGTTTCTTTTATCTTCAATTTGCTTATCTCTAATAGTATCAAAATAACAATTGAGATAATCCTCATCTTTACTTACAAAAGTATTGGGACGAGTATTAATCTCCTTTAATAAGGAAAGTTTTTCAACACCATAAGTGTCGTTCATTGGTGCGGGAGTATATGGCATTATCTTTCCGGCATAAAGTAAATAGAAGCATCTTCACCGCCCATGCTAAGAACACTATCCAGCATTTCTTTTGCTTCTGCTCTAAGCTGTTGTCTCGCTTGCAGTGGAATACCCCAAGCAGGGGCTAGCAAAACAGCAAGCTTATAGATTACAGTGTTATACCATTCCTCTGGCATATCTAACACATCTGTACCATTTGTAAAATATTCAAACGGTCTTTGATAAATAATAGAAATAGTAGAATTGGAACTATCTGGTGTGGGCCAAATTTTAATCTTACCATAATTAACTAAAGGCTGATATGTTAAATTAATTGGACTACCAGTGTTATTTGAATTAGAAGGTAAATAATTAAAATTATAATCAGAAATAATATCCATCTGAACTTTTACATTACTAGAACTTGGTACATTAATATATGCTTGTAACATCTTTAATGGGTATGGGGTGTCTAGTGTTTTACTAACACCAATTTCGTATGTATTAGTTCCAACTACAGGAGAAAAGGAATATTCTTTTCTAGCCCATAAAGGCATTCCCAAAGCTCTAAGCTCAGATAAAAGTGTATTTAAAAATAAAGCTGCTTTTGTAATATCCTCTGCATCTGGAGTTTGACCAATAGCCAACACACCAAGTTGACCAATAGCGGCAGTAATAATTTGATCTCTAGTGAGTTGATTGATTGTTGTCATATATAACCATTTCCAGTTAAATCTATTAAAAAGGAGTATGTGTATGCATCATTATCAGCTTGAGCACAATCTGCTTCAGCTAGATCAGCATACCCTGATGATCCAGATAA